ATGAGGCCATTACGGTAGTGTGGTGGTGATTTGCGAGCAGATTGTTCCTCAAGGCTTCTTGGGCCTTGTTAATCTGTCGTCACGCCACACAGGCGTCGGCTGCCTTTCGGCTACCGCTATCTCAAGACATTCTTACGCTGCCCAGCGAAGGCGAATTGCCAAGCACTGAGTCAAACAGCCCGGCAAGGCCTGCGCCACCCGTGACTGCCGCCCGGACCTGAGCCACGATGTCAGGCGCAGTTGGCTGGCCGGGCGCGGGGCGCTGGGCCATAGCTACGCTGGTCGAGGCCGGGGCAGCCGGGGCCTTGGCTGGCACGGGGCCAGGGGCGGGCTGAGGCTGGCTGACTGGCACGGCGGGAGATTTTGAGGCGCGCATCTGGGCGGCCAGATTGGCGGCATACTCGGCCACGGCGGTAGGGCTGCTGCTGGCGAACTCGGGGTTGACGGCGAGCAGGCTCTTAACAGCGAGGGTGGCGGGGTGGTTGTCGTCGCGCAACTCGGGGTACTGGCTCATTGCCAGTTCAAGGGAGTCGTCGCCGATTTCTTCAAACGCTTTTTCGGCGGCGGCGGCGGTCTTCATCTTGGCCTCCATGGCGTCGGCCATCTCGGGCGTAAACTCGGCAATACCCTCGGCGTTGTTCTGGAGATCGGCTAACGTCTGCGCGGCATCTTGGGCGGCTTGGGCGGCGGAGTTGTAATCTTCGAGGGCCTGCGTGAAGACAGGTGCCAAGTCAACCGGCTCGGCGGCTGGGGCAGGCTGGCCGGGCACAGCCTCGGCTGGGGCGGTGACTTCGCTATCTGGCTTGAGTTCGTAGGTGCCGGGATCTGTGGCGGGCACTGGATTGGCGGGATCGTGGCCGGTGGCGTCGTCGGGGTCGGGCAAAAGGGCCGCATTCACGGGCGCTGGCTTGGCTGCCCCAGCAGTGAAGTCGGCAGCGAAAGCCTCTGGAGACTTATCTAGGCTGCCATACAAAAGTGAGGCAGGATCAAAAGGCGCTGTCGTAGTGTCGGACATATTGGCTATATTGTGTGTAGTTATGGATTTGTTGCAAGAGGAAGTTTTGGCTAGCTCATGGGATGTGTTGCCAGATGTCTCGATTGACAATCATGCACACTAAAGATGCAGACACTCCAAACTGCGCGCCTAGCGCCTTCATGGAAATGCCACCAGCCGCATAAATGGCGCGGATTTTGATAACTTGGTCGTTAGTAAGTTTTGAGTGAGCGAGAGATTCACCACGCGGCCTAAGCTCTGGATGCTGACGGTAAAAATGCCTCTCCCCACTAGGCCAACTCCCAGGTTTTGTGTGGCTCCCATGTCGGCTTTTAACTGCCATATCACGCATATTGTCTGCGTGCGTACCTAGAGCAAGATGATCAGGATTCACACACGCTGGGTTGTCGCACCTGTGGCAGACACACATCCCATGGGCGCTGCCGTCGTGGGGAATGGGGCCGTTGGCAATCATCCACGAAGCCCGATGAGGCTTAATGGTTGCGCTGTCCATGCGGATGGCCCCATACGGATTCTGTGGGCTAGTAACCATCCACACCCAACACGCGGTCTCCATGTGAGGCATTGTTGGGCCGTCTTTATCGACTTTTGCCCAGAATCTCGCGAGGTCCTTCTTACTGGGGTTGATTTCTCTTTGCGTGTATGGCACGCTGGCATCAGCTTCGTTCATATCTTGAGTATGTTTGAGGTTAGACGCCAAAGGCTCGGCAAAGAGTCTTTGGCGTTGCCATTATTACCCATGTACGCCTTGGGTCAATACTCAAATACTAGGCGATGCCGCTCTAAAAACTCCGCCTTTTGCTGCAATGGAACACCAGCAGCATGTAGAACCTTGATGCCTCCACGCCAGTCCAGCCAACCTCGGTGACATGCATGTGGCCACCAATTCCAAGTATCATCCAGATAAGTCATCTCTACTCCAGCCCTGTGCCATGCGGCCACTAAAATTGATTGCTCCGTCACGTCTTTCAATACCGGAAATCCCTCTACGCCAGCCCGGCTTTCTGCCATGAGCCGCCGGGCCAAGTCGAAGGCGGCCCGGACGGCAGGCTGGCGGGCGTTGGCGAAGAAAAAGCCGGTGTTGCAGTAGCGGTCAGGCGGGAAGTCGAGGGCCAAGGCATCAGGCAGGCAGAACGAGTCCAAGGCTTGGCGGCTGGCGTCCCGGACGGCGGCTATGCCTGCGATGTTGCGGAAGGGGGCGAGGTCTAGGGGGCGGATGAAGAGGGTGTCTGCGTCAAAGAAACAGAACACGCGATCTCCGGCGATCTCGGGCAGTGTGTATTTCCAGTCGTACCCAGCCTCATCCGTTGTCAAGACTAGGGCGGGCGCACGGGCATACTTGCGGAAGCTGGCGGCGGCAGTGTGCGCCAAGTCGAAATAGCCCGGCGTGGCGATGGTTATTCCAATGACAGGGGGAAGATTCACCAGAGGCAACGGGGATGGCGCGCAAGTGTGAGGATGCACCCCCACCACGGCGATTTTTCTTCGGTTTTGAACAAATTCTCTGCCCACTCTGGCTTGTAGAAATACACCGAGACACGACCTATGGCGTGCATGAGGCGCATCATCAAATATAGAGGTGTCGAATCTTTGCGCATCTCGACATAGCGGTACGGGTTCTCCATGGGGTTGATTTTCGACCATGTTTCACCCCAGAGCCGATAAACCTCGGATATGGTGACTGCGCACTCTTCCTCGTCGCCGTCCAAGTACTGCTTGTAGGCTAGCAGGCTGCCGACACGCACAAGGTTGGCGCAAGCTCCGGGGTTGTCAGCCAAAACTGAAGTGGTTTGGCAAGTTGAAAGGTAGCCTTTAGCCTCCTCAACCCATGGTGCTTCATTCTTGATTTTGAGATATACCTCTGCGGCGGATTGTGAGGTGGACCAGCGCGCATCCATTTTAGACTGGCCTGTTGGCGGCAGTTTCACCACATCAACATTTTTCAACCAGTCATTCCATGTGACCTCGCCATCGAAAGCGCGATAAGTAAGCCAACACTTTGCGTGTGCTCGCTCGCCTGTGGAATACCGCTGAACGTCGGTGTGGAGCGCTCCCCATGCTACATCATACTGCTCTTTGCGTGGCAGCACAGAGTTTGGGAAAAGCGCCAGTAGTTCATGCTCAAACTCTGCGACATCCCAAGGCTTCGGCCTGCCGTGATACACCACCACTCCATACTCGGCCTTCTTGCCGTGCTTCTTGTAGCTCGCCACGGCGGGCGGCTGGATCAAACAAATGGCACCCCCTAACTTGCGCCATATCCATTCTTGATCTCCGCCGGGGCAACTCGCCATTCCCTCCGCCCCAAAGCCAGCCACGATGGCAGGCATGGGGCCTTGCCAGACCATGACTGAGCTATTGACCGGGCAGCCGCCCGGCTGGTAGGCGTCGGCCATGGCATAGAAGGCGGCGGAGTCGAGGCATTTGAGCCAGTCAAGGCTTTGCACTGTCACATCCAGGTCGAAGTAACAGACGTGCCCAAGGTCATGCTCAAAGAGTTCAAGTTTAGACCACCAACCGGGCCAGCCATGCCGGAGCGGCAAAGTGGGGCCGGGCACGTCTGGGCAATCCGTCAGGCATGTGACAGGCTGCCAGACCATTGCCCGCAGGCGCTCGACATGGGCATGGGTGTAGATGCCGCCTGATTTGAGGACGCAAACGAAGTTCATGGAGTGTAAATGTTGTCGCGGCCTATCGACTCGGCCAGTTTGTAGCCTCGCGCAGTTAGCCAGTCGTGGGCCATGGCGTCAGGCCAGCCGTGGGCAGAGCCTAGCCCTTTGGCCTCTATGGCAACGACAGGGCGACACCGCTCAATGGTGGTGGCGGCTCCAAGGATGGCGGGAGTCTCATAGCCTTCCACATCGAGTAGTAGGAAATCCAAACTCCCAAGCTGCATATCGTCAATAATCTTGATGGGAGCGCCAGAGTGCGCGGGCTTTACCATAGTGGCTCCATAGTTGGACGCTTCGCTAGGCGGGCGGAAGGTTTGCACAAAGCCGGGCTGGTGCCCTAGCGCAGCGAGGTGAGCCACGACATTCGGCGCGGTGCAGTTCTTTTGAAGGCACTCCCAATTCTCGGGATCTGGCTCCACGGTGATGACCGTTTGAAAGTGGCGCGCTAGCCATTGTGCGTACACGCCCACATTGCCGCCAGCTTGAATACAGGTGCGGTAGCTTTTGACGTGTTTTAAGTAACCGGGGAGCCGCTGGACTTCGCGCAGCACCGCAACAGCAGTTCTTTCGTCGCCATCAGGCCAGTAGTAGTTTACAAAGAGTTTCATGGCTTTTGAGTCAAACAGGACACTGCCCACATACCCGGCACATCCAAGACAACAGTGTGAGAGCCCGCCACACGGCGAGCCTTGGAGAAAAGCGTTTCTGCGTTTGGTTCTTCATGGTCGGGTAAGCCGATGCCGCGCAGGAAGACTTGCCACATAGCGCGGGTAAGAACGGTGGTGACAAGGTGGTGGTCTTTCCCATGGGCGGCTTTGGCGACTTGCCGGTGGAGTTCAAAAGCTACGCGCTCCTCGGTCATGCGAAGTTGAAGCGAAGGAAACAGCGGGCCACTTCCTGCGGGCGATTCTTCTCCCAGCAGCCATCCCCATCACGCTCGCCAGCTGGGCCTGTGTTGGCCTCAATCGTGGCAATCCGGCCCTTGGCTGGCTGACCTGTGACTAGGCCGATGTGGCTAAAATCGAAGATACATACGTCGCCTTTCTGCGGCGTGGCGGAGTCGGGCAGGACGGTCACGCCCTTGGCCTTATGGCCCCAGCCCTGCCAAGCCCAGGCTCCGGCGGATTTACAGCGCCATTTCTCGAACTGCTCGGCGTTCATGCCGGTCAGGCTTTCCAGCAGGCCAGCCTTGGCTAGCTCGTCGCCTACTGTGTCCAGCCAAAAGGCCATGGCTGCCGCGCAGTAGGGCTCTCTGTTGCTGTAGCCGTCTGGGTAGGAGGTGGAAGGCCAGAATCGCTTGATCCATGCGCCTTGGTTGTTGCGGGGGGACTCAACTTTGCCCACGTCACGCTTGGCAATGTTCACCAGCCAGTCGGCGAAGCTAGGGCCTGTGGCAGGCTTGGCGGCAGGCGGCACAGCCTTGGCGGGCGGCTGGAGGGCGGCCCAAGTGGCTGGGCCTACTACGCCGTCTGCGGCGAGTTTGCGCGCTTCTTGGAAGTCTGTTACGGCGTCATCCGTAATGGATCCAAAAAAACCGTCTGGCTTGGACTTGAGGTAGCCGAGATCATGCAGGCGGCCTTGGAGGCGAAGAACTGCCGGACCTTTATCGCCTTCTTGCAGAATGGGTGTGTCGGGTGTCGTGCTCATAGCGAGCCAAAGCCTATGGCCCGCCTTGGCCTTTGTCAATCATCAGAAAGAAGCCCACTACGGCCAGCACCAGCCCGGCCATGACGGCCAAGGCTAGACCAAGGCCGCTGAGTTCGTGGAGGAAGGCTAGCATGGGAACAACTGGAGTTTCGCCATCCACAAGCAGAACACCAGCCGCTCACACATTGAGGCGTTCCGGCAGAACTGCCACGAATGCCGCATCAAAGCTGGCAGCCGGGCTAGGCGCTGGCTGAATGGGCGGCGGCGGAGAATGAATGGTTTCATGTTAGGCGTCTTTTGTTGAGGAATCCGGGGCGGAGCTTGCCGCCTGGGCCGAACTTGTCCACAGCCCACCACGAAATATCAGCCTTGGTCTTGCGTTGGAGGTCGGCTAATTGGATGTCACGATAAACCGCGTGAATGATGGCTGGCGGCGGGGTGGGCGGCAGGCTGGGCAGCTCTTGGCGTAGCCAGTCAGAGCCGCCTTGATACAAGTCGCAAAGAAAGTCGTGGCAGAGCCCAGCCCTCATGCCCACGCCAGACGGGCCGTAGTTGAAAGGCGGGCCGTGGAAAATGGCTGGCACGCTTTGGCCGTCGAACTCGTAACCGTCTGGAATGACGTATTCTTGGTGAAACCCGTCTTTACTGACAGTGAATCCATAAGCGCCATCTAGTCTCCAAAGAGGCCCCTTTGACCACGGCCAAAACGGAAAACCAAAATCGGCGTCTCGTATCGGGATGATGTCGGGGTAATTGCTCATCTAGGCGGGGTTGTTAATGCGTTGCGCATGGCCTGCTTGGCGATGTCGTCGAAGTATTCCACCTGCTTTTCGCTTGTTTCGTTGAGCTTGTGTAGGGCTTCTGTGAGGCTATTCAATGCGTCAAGCATCTTGGTTGCTCCCCACCAGATCACCGATGCTAGAGAGGTGAAAAGCACAATAATAGCCACGATGAGAACGCCGTAAAAGCTCCACTGCCCGGCCTGCTCAGGGCTAGGCACCTGCCCAGTAAAGGCGTGCCATGCCATTTCCGCTAAGGCCATGGCTGAGGCCAGCCCGGCTGACATGACGGCCAAGATGGGGGCCGGGATTTCAGAGAGGGCGTGTTGGACGGGCGGCGGGATGTTCATTGAGTGGAGGCATTGCATGGTGCTTCAAGTGATGGCTCGGACGCTGGCGGCGTCGATTCTGGATGCTGTAGGCCGAGCGTGCATGATGCTTGTCGGATCGTCCGAGTGTTCGAGCCCGAGAGCGTGGCCTATTTCGTGCAAAGCCAGCCTGCGCATGTCAGGGGTGCGTCCTGTAAAGCGGTGCCACCAAGTCGTTGCCCATTTCAGGGATGGGTCGAAGGTGATGGAAAACGCACCCTTGCTGAGCGGTTGACAATAAGCCTGCGCGCCGTCTGGCGGTTTTCCCGACGAAAACATCAGCGTCGCCGTGCGCGGATGCTCGAAAAACTCAACCTGCCCATCGGTGTCAATCTCCCATTGGTTCATCGCCCACTCAATGCACGCTCGGGAACCTTTCGGCAGGTTTGTCGTGTCGATTGAGTAGATGACGGCACGCTTCATGGCTCTTGGTCAGTCTCAGGAGTCGTTTCAGGCTTTGGCATAGCTTGAGCGATCAGCATTTCGAGTTTTCCGATGGCTGCACCTGCTTTGAATTGCGCGTCAAGAGCGGCTTGGATGGCTTGGGTAATTTCGGGATTCATGCGTTTTTGGAGTCAAGGTAGTCTTTGATGGCAGGCAGGATGTTAAGCACGTCCTGCATGACCTGTGCGGCACCTGGGACATTCTGAACGATGTCCCAGAAATTGCCGGATGTGGTAACTCGCCCAGACCACAAGAACTCACCTGTTTCCGAGTTCTGTGGAGCCTGATCGAACGTCAACTTGGCGTTGACTGCATCGTTCAGGT